ATAGAACTGAAACGTACCGTCCAGGAGATCTTTGGAAAATTAAAGTTCTCTCTGGCTGATCTGGTAAAACCCTTTATACCGTCTTCGGCTGCGTGCTGCAGCTCAAGTCGAGATTATGGGGGTACTATTGGTAAGTTAGAGAGGGATTCCAGATTTCAAGGTTTCCTTGAGAGATGCAAGATATGGTATAACCGGGAGCAGACTTTGCGACCGGCCGAAATTATATTGCAGCATCCAACATCGGAGGGGTACGAAGATAAAGATTTCCTAAAAGCATATTTAGATATGGAGGAAACGAGGACTGTCATTGGGACAGCCGTTGATGACGAGGAGTTTGTGGGCGAGTTTAAGAAATTTTACTGGCATTGTGTTCGCGAAGCAATTGAGGAGACCCCCTATGTAAAGGTGGTACCTCTTGCTGAGGCACTAAAAGTGCGGTGTATTTCTAAAGGTCCGGCGTTAACCTATTTTGTGTTAAAACCGTTCCAACGAATGCTGTGGGCGCAGTTGCAGAAGTTCTGGAATTTTGAACTTACTGGGCAACCAATCACAGTTGAACTCATGAATCGTCGTTTTGGACGGGTATGTCCTGGGGTATTTCGTTTCCACTCTGGAGATTATAAGAGTGCAACAGACGAGCTGCATAGTTGGGTTTCAGAAACCTTGAGTACCGAATTATTTTCTGTGATTGGTACACATTTAGGTTTCCCCTTGGGTCCATTTGAGGACTTAATGAAGAGAGCTCTCACCGGCCACATTTATAAATCAGTGGACGGGGAAGATCTTCCGCAGCGTCGGGGCCAATTAATGGGATCGATAGTATCTTTCCCTTTTCTGTGTATGGCTAATGTTACACTAATGCGAATGGCTTTTGAGCTATCGCATGGTGGTAAACGTTCTATTCGAAATTTGCCTGTTTGGGTGAATGGAGATGACTGCCTGACTCAGTACTCTAATTATAGTTTCCCCTTTTATTGGGAGGGAATCGGTAGAGTGATGGGTTTCCAGAAGAGTGTAGGGAAGACTTATGATTCTGAAAGAATGGCTTCTATTAATTCTCGGTTTTTTAGTCTGGGAGATGATGGACGATGGTCCTTAATTCCTTGGTGTGCAATGCGAACATTGCACGGGAATGGACGGTCCACACCGGCAGTTGGAAAGAACTCGGTTCCTTTGGGAAACCGCAGTTACTATATAGAACTGTCAAATCTTTCGGAGAAAGTGAACGAGATGAAGTTATGTTGTCCACAAGGTTTGTGGGACCCTCTTTATAAAATGTTCTTGTCTCGGAATAAATCTGAGTTAGACAAGTTGAAGGTACCGTGGTTTACCCCGAAATGGTCTGGTGGTCTAGGACTACCTGACAGTGAGGGGCTTTCCTTTTTAGATAAACAGAGGGTGACTGCTGCAAAGATTTTGATAGCAGCAGGTACACGACCTCCTAAATTTGAAAGAGTGAAGGAAAACCTGGGCTTTGACCTGTATAATCAGGCGATATTGGCTGCAAATCCATTAAGCACAACATACCATTTTGAGACCTACCTTGGTCATGATGGATATGGTGCGGCTTATGTAGCGATATGGTACGGATTATTCGGCACGATCGGTTTTAATGAGAGCGAAAATGGTATGAAACCATGGTTCCCCAAGAAAACACAATCGACGTTGATTTCCTTTAATCGTCAAGTCGATCATTATCTCTCTAAACACCCCACAACAAAAGCATGCAGGGATAGAGACCTAGTGGCAAAGACCTTAGTTACAATTGAACCAGTAACAACGGTCAGGTGCCTTCTAGGGTAGAGAGACAGAGATGTCTCCTCTTTGGCCCATCCAGTTCTCGGATCGGGTATAGTCTTTCTTAGGTCTTTTCCTCAACAAGTAGGTGCCCCGACAGTCGTCGGTCCATAGCCCCTATTGAGAGTGAAAGGGTTAAGTCACGGCAGCCAGCCTATCTAGGATTTCTAAGTTACAGAATACCCTAGTAGGTTGGTTGATAACCAAGTGACCTACCTAGAGAAGGAAGACTTCCCCCGTCCTCTTATGGATGAAGAGGGTTGCGGATTTGCAG